TCAATACGACCAAATGCACCATCTAATGAACCTTTAGCCATCGTTAGTGCTGTAGTTGCTCCTTTTGTGATCAACATCGCTGCGCTTAATTTCCCAACACTACCAGTTAACAGATTGGCACCAGGATTAGGCTTCTCAAAAGAATCACCTAACTTACTCCCAGTGGTATCTGCGTACTCTTGTAGGGCCAATAAATGCCCCTTCATAGCATCAACGGCAGATCCTAATGCACTTGATCCATGTTTGGCTCCGGCTTCAATACTTTCTGAAATGCTTTTCCCGGCTTTGGTAGCAGACAGTTCCACAGGCGGTACCATTTTCGAAGCTGTTTTCCCAATACTTTCCGTGGCATTATTGGCTTGTTTAGCACCAGATTCAAACGATTCAGCAATTGCTCGACCTGATTTATTAGAAAAACTCTCCACACTATTTAGTAACGAACTTCCTGATTTACCAACGCTATCAAGAGCTGCAATTGATGATTTCGCTCCGGAATCAAAATTTTCAGCAATGCTTTTCCCGGCTTTTGTGGCTGATAAATCGACTTGCGGTACCATTTGATTCACAGATTTCGTAATAGAATCTGTAGAAGTTTCAGAATCCTTAGCAGCACTTAGAAAAGTTTCACTAATACTACGCCCCATTGTTGGTGCAGAAGATTCCACAGAAGAAACCAAGCTTGTGACTGATTTAACGACACTTTCATTGGCCTGATTGGCATTTTTGGCGCCAGAATCAAAGGATTCACCCATGATACGTCCTGACTTAGCTAGTTCAGTGCTCGTCGTGGCGGTTAGGTCTGCCACTCCTTTAGCCACGCTATCAGTCGCTTGATTGGCATCCTTGGCACCTGTATCAAAGTTATCACCGATTGACTTACCAGCTTTAGCTGTTGCAGATTCGGTCGTCTTTCCTAAACCTGATACGGTCTTTTCGACAGAATCTACTGCTTGATTTGCCGATTTTGCTCCTGATTCAGTATTCGCACCCATGTCAGACCCGACTTTTTTCATGACATCATCGGCATTTTTACCCAGTCTGGAAAAGCCTTGTTCGACCGTGTCAATTTCTTTCGTGACCTGTTTGCCGTTGACGATTATGTCGATCGTTACCTTACCATCACTTCGACTCATCTTCTTCACCTTCTTTCGGTAGTGCATAGAGTTTCTTCAATTTTCTTAGTTCATCTTTTGCTTCTTTATTTCCTTTTCCTGTTGGCATTTTCCTCGTCCTTATCGACACGATCTGTCTAAACCTAGTTTCATCTGGTAATCCTCCAAACAAGGAAATAAACTTCTCCCATCGCATCTTCCCTCGTTCCTCAAATAGATCGATACCGTATGATTGATAAAATGCTGCGTAAATATTTGGCGCATCATAATCAAAAGAAAAATGCTGGTCCGCAATCTCTTTCATTTTTGGTTTTAATTGGTTGCCCTTCTTGTCATAACGTGGCTTTGGTTTTTCCCAAATATCAAAAGTTTCCAAGATTGATAAAAAAATCGTATTTTGTGTTTCAATGTCATACAAAAACGAAACACCTAATAAAAGCTGTAAACCCAGAACAATTTTTTCTGGTTCCGTCAAAATCGGATCCTTTAACAAGTCAAAAAGACGTAGCACCGTATCGAAAGAAAGATCGATCGGATAACTAACGCCTTCGATTTCCACCGTGTCTTCTAATCGATACTGTAGTTTCATTGCTCTATCCTTCTAAGTAACGCTGCATTTTATCGAAGAATTGTTTTTTTCGTCCGCCAAGCTCTTCTCCTACTGCGGAACAAATCTCCATGTAGTACTCAGAGATCAATGTGTAGTCAGGCGAAAGCTTAAACAACTTGTTAAATGCGCCATCTCCTAAAAGCTGATCCATCACTTTTTCTAATTCTTCATGCGCCTTCCTGTCAGCTGTTTCCGGTTTGATCATCTCTTTTTCCAGTTTTTCAGTGATCTTTGCAGACTTTGTCGCATAATTTGAAACTAATTTCCAAAAGGCTTCTGCTCCTTTTTCGGATGTATCAATATAAAATGTGTGTTCGCCAATCTCAATTGGTAGTTGTGTTTTTTTCACTTGGATTTTTACCATGTTTGTTTCCTCCATTCGTTGGTATGTAAAAAAGAGAAGCGATAATCGCTCCTCTTACTTAGTCTCTTCTTTCTTGTTTGCTTTAGTGTTTGTTGGTGCAGAATTCAAAGACACATCTGCGTTATTACCACCGGATCCCGGAACACCTTCCGTCGGTGTTGCATCGAAGGTAATTGTACAAGAAAAATCTTCCGTTGCATCCGCTGCACCAGATCCAGCCACAATGTCCGTCACTGTCGCATGTCCAGTCCATTGTTTTGTCTTGTCAGCACTGACAACACGATGCCAAACTTTACGACCAATGCCGGTTTTATACTTCATGTCTGCAATAATTTTTTGTGCTTTATCTTCAGAATCATAGTCACCAGATACGTTATAAGCTCCAGATACACTATTGACCATGTTTGTTTTCACGCCGTTGTAGTAAGCTTTTTCCTCTGTTGTTTCCGTTGTCGCATCAGAAATGTCTTCAATTCCATCTGCCAATTCTACCCACGCAGCTTCTGTTGGTGGTGTAGCGATATTCGTAAATGGCGCAATAAAATGACCACGTTCACTGTTTACATTTTTCATTTAGTCTTCACTCTCCTGTGATTTATTTTTAAAATAGAGTTTTGCTTGGACGACTAATCGATAATAGAAGAACTTTTTATCGTCTTGACCAAGCAAAAAGGGTTCATTGGAAATTGTCAAAGCCATGAATTGATAAGAACCATCTTCAGATGGGATAGATTTCACATTTTCTAAAATCTCAGAAAGCTGATAGATGACACGGTCGCCAGAAAAGTTTTGGGTCTTGAACCGAAATTCAAACGGCAATTCCTTGACCTTGTCCCCATTCATGTACGATTTGACTGTTCGGCCTCCCGGTAGTGGTACCAACCGAATTGACTCCTCCTGATCGATGGCTTGGATAATCACCGGCACATCGATTTTACTGGCTACTTCCTGTAGCCGATCTATAAAATCCATTATAGTTTCGCTCCAATCTTAAATGCCTGTAACCAATCACTCATGAATAAGGGTTTCGCTGCTTCATCCCAAAATGGACCGGTTCCGGGCTGCTTATTGACAAATGGGATCCATACACCAGTTACTGGATGCTTTCGGCCGCCATAATACTGCGGACCTGCATATGGCGCATCAAATATCAGCTGACTTCCCCGACCAGATACTTGGCCAGTGTCACGCAAATGCATCGTGTCCCATGGCACCACATTTTCGTTCATGGTTTGTAGCATCCGGTTGGCCATGTTCAACTGACCAAGCCCCAAGTTATCTTCACTAAGCTTTGATCGGACACCACCTAGATCAATGTCAATCTTGATCCCACTCATCAGACCACCTCAATTTCATAGCCGAAAGGATCAGGTGAATCAGCATTCAGCGGTACAACTTTTGCGATAGTGTAATGTTTGCCAAAGATCTCAATTTGGTCTGCAACTGAAAATTCTGGTAATGGTCCAGTGTATTTCTTCACCATAGAAATCAATGCATTGGGCGTTTGTACTTTCCCATCGACATCCCTCGGCTCAAACTTGACTGTGTCATCAAAGCGGACATGCTCAATGACAAGCTCATCCTCAAGAATAGGCTCACCTCTTGGGGTTACACCAATTTTCTTCCGATAGATCATTGCATGAGGGAAAAAACGTTTTGGTGGCATTCTCATCGACTCACCCCACGATATAACAGGCCTGTGCCAGATAACTGCAGCATAGCGTCCCCAGAAAGCAGGGATACTTCGTTTGTCGATGACGAACCACCTTTGCTTTTAGAAACACTCATCCGACCAATGGACCAGCTGTCAGGCTCTTGCATGCCGAACGTTGTAGTGGCCTCAGCCTCATGCATGTACTCAATTTGATAAGCAACAGCCAACTTGAATGCATCGCGCCGCATCGGAATATCTGACTCGAGATCATTCCTCTGATAAAAACGTCTCGTTTGGATGTCCAACAATGCACTAGCTTTTCTCAGAAACTTTCGGAAATCTTTTTCAGTCAGTTCTGTTTCTTTATCCACCAAGCGTTTATACTCTTTAAGAGACAAGTAGCCACATGGCTCGATGCTTTCCTGATCGTCAAAGATTTCATTCAACGGCTTACGTCTTATTCGTTCCATGGTTTCACCTCCATGAAAAAAGAGAGTGGTTATTCACTCTCTTTTAACAGCTCAATTAATTCTGGTTTCTTGGCAGTTGATGGATACTCAATGCCAAGACGATTTAACTCAGCTCTAAGCTCATCAACTTTCATGTCATCGATGACAAATGATTTACCTTCTACCCCAGACTTCCCCGGTTCTTCCGGGGTCATGCTTTTGGGTCATCATAAGAGATATAGATTGCTGGACGTGCTTTCTTAAGTACCAAGCAATCGTAATAATCCAACCCTTTGATGGTGTCACGGTAACCGCCACGATCCTGGTCAGCAGGGACCAAATCAATCGTATTGTACTTCTCGATTGGCTTAGCAACGGTGATAGGTGTCATAATGAAATTAATATGCTTGTCTTCATCGACCTGCAACCGATTTTTAGCAACCTTTTGGATGATGATGTTCGTGCCATCAAGCATCTCGACACGACGATCGATACCATTAAATTGAACAGTGTTGGTGGTAAAAGTTTTAGAAACGCCATCTGCATTCTTCAATGCTTTGTAGGCATCACTAGACATAAATGCCACAAACTGACCAATGACTTCTGTGTCAGTCATGTACGCTTCAGCATCGTCGAAGCTATCTAAAATATTAGATTTAGTGATTGTTTCTTTGACCGTTTTTCCTTTGTAAACATTATCAGAAGTATCAAATCCGGCTTCAAGTAAACGTGCAACAGCGGTTTGATCTTTCTCAGGAATCGTAACCAATCGAGTGTGCTCTTCAATGACAGCACCTACTTGATAAGCTGCATTTTCCGATTGATCTAAGCGATCCATGTCGTAGCCCATCCAACGTTCCTTTTCCAATTTTAAAGTTGATTTCTCAACGGAGATATTGTTCCGTTCGTTTTCTTTATTCCGCTTATAATCGGCAGCCGTAAATCCTTGCATTTCATTTACACGTACTTCGTGAGTACCCACAAAATCAGCTTCCGTGATATCTTTTGCCCCTTGGGTCAATACTTCCCATACTTGCGACTCAGCTGCAAATTCCTTGTCGATTTTCGCTAAATCTTTACTGTCTAAAATTACTGGCATTTAAACCACTCTCCTAATTATTTTTTGTTCTTGCAATATTCTCTGCTAGATTAT